ATCAAGCCTACACTCGGAGCCAGTAACCTAGTCGAATGTATCGAGACAGCACAAGTTGTAGCCCACGAAGTTACACACGCAGTGTTGCCAGTCAAAACAGGCCATGGCCCAAAGTTCGCTAGAATAATCAAGAATTATCTAGGTGCCGAAGGTAAACCAACAGCTACTGTTGCAGGCCCAGGGTTCACATTGTTAGTCAAAGACTTCATTGAGAGCTTAGGTTATCTTCCGCATTCAAAAATGCTAGAAGATAAAATCGGTAAGGGTTCGACTACAGTTGCAGTCAGATGCACAGGAGCAGAGAGTTGCCCAGGTTCATCAGACAAATCAATTGCCCAAGGTTGGGGATTGATTGCAAGAGTATCTATCGCAGTCTACAGAAAAGTTGGTGACAACTTTAGATGCATGGCTTGCGGTTCCAGTACTGTTGTAGAGTTACCGGAAAATCTTAGAAAAGATTACAAGTAAGTATATAGATAGCTTGTTGTTTAAACAGCGAGCTATCGATTATATTTATCAAGACACAAACAGAAAGGAGATATATGCAAGCATATATTATAACAGCTAGAGACACATTCAGTGGATACCATGACGCGTTCAAGGTAACAGCAGAGAGTGCATCTTCAGCTATAGAAAAGTGGAGCAAACTACAAGGGAAATTAGGTATCAATACAGAGTATCGATGGCCTAACCCAGTGGCCTGTAAAGCAGAACATTTCAAGCCACAGTTTATTCACCAAGACAATATGCCAGTAAACATGAGACACAGTGGCATTGAGGGTGATGGTGGTAGCCAGTATAATCATGAGATTGTACAGTGGAATGACCTAACTAGAGCAGAGAAAGAAGATGTTCTAGAATGGTTAGCCATGGACCAAGAGACCAAAGACGATGAGCTTACGCCCTTTTAGTGTCGAGGGTTGACAGCTTGTAGCCTATGAGGAGTACATATAGGTGGTTTATTCATCCACCTTCCTTTACCTTGTAGGCTACTGGGTGTAGATAGCAAGCAATTTATGTAAGGCAAAAGATACATTGCCCTGTATAAAAAGTCTTATGTAGATTGCTTGCTGTTTAAACAGACAGCAGAGACACAAAGAAAGTAGGACACAATGTCAAAAGATATTAGAGACGAGTACTGGTTCGAAAAGTTCGGACACCCAAGAGACAACAAAAAAATAAAACGATTAAAAAAATTAATCGGAATTGTACAAGCAGAATTAGAGATAGACAAATCTTTAATGGTAGCTAAAGATATCTACTGGGACAGAGGATATATAGCAGGTTTAGAACACGCTATAACAGTAATACAGGAGGAAGAATAATGACTAACACAGATACAATACATTCAGTTGCATTGGCGTATGCACAAAAAACAGGTAAGGAATTACAAATTACTAATAGCTTAATTAGAAATATGCAAAATGACTTAGCTCAATTAGCAACTGAATACGCAGTAAATGACACAGATAACTATTTTGGAAAGGAAGAATAATGGAAGAAATAAAAGCAGAGTTAAGAGAATTGTTAAAAGCAATTAACATTTGTAATGACTGGAGTGCCGACAAGGAAAAAGCTAAAGCGTTCAAAGACAAAACGATTGATGAGTTTGTTAGTTATAGAATTGCAGATTACACAAATCAATTGCACAGATTAGTTAGAGAATTGGAGGGAAAGTAATGAAACTATATTACTTAAAGTATACGCAAGAAAACGAGGCATATGTCTCAGCAGACAGCGAAGAAGAGGCATTACAAAAGATAACAGACTTCACCAGTAATGGTGGAGAGAATATGCACAACATTCGACTAAACGAATGTGGTTGGAGCGTTGAAGGTGAAGAAGGTGAGCTTAATGAGATTAAGAAAGACCATCCTAACGCACAATTCGACACGCATATTAATGAGTATGGTACTACATATCAGCAACAGGACCAAGACTTCCTGTTCTATAATTAACCCAACAGGGAAAGCCATTGGGTGGGTATGGTTGTTCAGCCTACCCACATGGCTGTTTAAACAAGTAAGAAAAAAGAAGGAGGCATAATGCCAACACTAAATGAAATAAAAAATGGAGCAGAATATACCATTAACGAATACAGCGTATGGTTAGAGGTAGCTTTAGATGGTGATGAGGATAGGACAATTCTTATTCACCCAAGTGCATTCGATAGCTTGACCAAAGCAATAGCTAAGGCAAAAGAAATCGGAGCAGTTGATGGAGACGAAGCAACAAAAGAGTGGGACACATTTGTGTTATCACAAGAATGTGAAGGAGCAAAGTTTGGTAGAACAAGTAAATACGCCACAAGACGCAGTCTTCTTTAAGGTAACTAAGGTTGTTACCTATAAGTATGACTACCCAATGACAGAAGATGAGCTACATGATTGCAGACAAGATGCAATGAATGACAGTAGTAACTTCTTAGAGAAGTGGGGAAACGATAACGATGCAAAGCAAACTGGTGAGGAGATACAATCCATATCAGTTCTCGATGCAGACGATAGTGATGGTGATGACAGTTGGTACATATAGTACCGACTGTTTAAACAAGGAGGAAAGAATGAGAGAGCCAAAGGAAATATCCATATGTTCTAAGTTTGACATAGTCGAATTTAAAAATGGTGAAGTCAAATGGATAATGTACGACAGTAGAGACGAAGCAATTAGAAAGCAGACCGAGGAAGAGCTAACAGAGCCAACAGTCTTACAACACTTTAAAGTTGTAGGTACTAACGACCAAGGGTTCGTACTAGAGCTTGAAGAAGGTATAGAGATAAAGTATAAGGAGGTATCAGATGAGTGAAAAATTATATTACAAACTGTTTTACTTTTCGCTAGATGCGATGGAGCTAACAGACAACAGAGATACAGTTACAAAAAGAATAGGTTATAAGTATGCACGAAAGATATACGATAAAAGTTTTTGGAAACTTTTTAACTATAGCCCATACGATTACACCATGAATGGAGAGATAGAAGATGAGTGAATTAAAAAGATTAGAAGATGAGAAGGTTAGATTGCAAACAGAGATTGATGCAATCAATCAGTTAATTGCCCCTGGTAAAAACGATAACATAAAAACATTGGTACATACTAGAGAAAAGTTGGCGGTAAATAAAAAACTTGTATCGTTAGAGATACAAATAGAACGATGCAATATAGAGATACAAAGGATACTAAAAGAACATGGTGCTATTTAAATAGTTGTTTAATATTCAATAGCTGTTAGTCTATAAGTATGAAATACATTGTAAAAAGTGTGAGCATATTTGACAGCAGTGTCTATGAGTGGGAGTTTGAAGACCTGTTCGAGGCACAAGCTAAGGTGAGAGAGCTTAAAGATGTAGGTTCTAATCACTTTATGATAAGACTATACAGCAAAGTATCAGCAAGTATCTAACACTAAACAACTAAGGAGGCAGTATGCCAAACGATGGTATCGATTTTCGTGACCCCGCAACTATAAAAAACTGGGCTATTGAATTAGCTAATGCTTGTGGAGGTAGCAAAATTATGTTTGGAAATATAAAAAAACCAAACCCAACAAAAGCTAATGCACTGTTAGAACAGTTCGCAGTAGCATACAATACACAATTAATAGGAGAGGTAAAAGATGACGCAGGAAAAGCAGAGGAAGAATAAACTTTTAACAATAGAAATTCTTATTGACGAAAGCCTAGACAGAACAGCAGAGCAAAGAGAAAATTTTCTTAAAGGATATATTGGTAGTATCCCTGGTTGCACAGTTGTAAGTACAAATGTAGAGAAAGCAGAGGTGATAAATTTATGACAGACCAAAGTACTATAGTTCTTAACAGACTTAAAGGAATACAATCAGAGATAAACAGAACGCAGTTGATGTTGGAAGAAAAACACAAGACACGCAAGCAGTTTATTGTTGATTGTTTAAACAACGACATAACAGTCAAGCAAATAGCAGGTATCTTAGATATCAGCCTAGCAAGAGTATACAAAATAATGGAGGAAATAAATGGACGATAAATTAAAGAAGGCTTTAACAAAGCCATTCAGTAAAGACGAAGTGAAGGCACCACCCAAGGGTAAATTTGGTTCTTATGTACCTCATCACCTTGTCACTAAGAGACTAAACGATGTCGCTTATGGTGAGTGGAGCCATACATTAAAAGAAATTGTAAGAGATAGTGAAGGCAAAGTAAGAGGAGCTGTTACTACATTTACACTGTTCGGTGTATCACATGACGAAGTCGGTGATGTAGATAGCGTTGATGTAAAGAATAACAATACCGAAGGTGAGTTGCTAAAACTATGTATGTCGGATGCACTAAAGCGTGGAGCGATGCGTCATGGTATCGGCCTCCATCTATGGACAGGTGAAGTTACAGAAGAAGAACACTATGCAAACAAGTCTAGTGATGTAACTGTAGAAAAGTTCCCACAAAAATCAGCGACAGAAGATATAGGACCAGTTCCTACTAAGTTCTTAGACGAGGACCCAAGTGATATGGTGAATAGACTAAGAGAAGCACTTGCCTTTCATGAACCTTTAGAGGAGACAAGAATGGCAATTAAAAAACAATCATGGGATAACTGGACAAAAGCTAATAAAGAAAAAGATGTTAGCAAGTGGACAGACCAAGACTTTGATGAGTACTTAGATTTGTTTGTACAGTACCAATCAGCTACACCTAAAGCACTAATCGACACAGTCGAGGATGTATTCGGAGAAGTAGTTGACAATAGTGGTAGCTTAAAGCCATGCCCTAAGTGTGGCAAGACAGAAGACATAACAGATATGCGTGTCAAGAAATCAAATGCACCCGAAGGTAGTGGTATTAAAAACTTACCCGACTTTATGTGTGAAAAGAATGACCCGAAATATAGACCGGCAGCTAATGGATGTGGATGGGGTGGATACATTGGTGGCAAAGGTGACAAGGAAGTACCTAGCACATGGCTCTAGAACAGCCATCGTTCCCACTAGATAAGTTAAAGGCAAAGTTAAAAAAGAAATATCCTAATCATAATTTTGATGTTCCTTCTATGCCCGATACTAAATGCAAAGTTAATGGTAGATGCCCTGGTAACAGGGCTATTTACTATGACAATAGTGGAAACTATTTCTGTGGTGCCATCATAAAGATGATGGATGAAAGAACCCTGGAGAAATCAGACAAAGAATGTGGAGCTTATTTAGTTGATTTATCAATGCAGAAAGCAGAGCAGAAGAGGATGAGAAATGTTCAGCCTCTTCGCTAGCATTCTACCTTTATGTCTAGTACCCATCCAAGAAACACAAGAAGGCATAAGCGAATACATACATTGTTTAAACAATGAAACAAAAATAGAACATGTAATTCAATGGGAGCCTCTAGTTACAGAACACTTCAAAGAAGAAGATGTAGCAGAGGCCTTGTTGATTATATTCTGTGAAAGCAGTGGACGAAGTGAAGCAGTGAATGGCAATACCAATAACACAAGAGACATTGGGTTGTGGCAATTTAATGACTTCACTTGGATTTGGTTGACACCTAAGTTAAATATAACTGGACCAAGAACTGACCCTGTACTTAGTACAAAGATAGCAAGTTGGTTATATTACAACAGTGGTAGTCACCATTGGAACAGTAGCAATAAATGTTGGAGGACATATGACAAAAGCAAATAAAGACTGGGATATTAGTGGAGAAAAATTCTATGAACAACTTAAACAAGGTGAAGAAATGGAGAACCTATACAAGAAGTTCATGGGTAACGACAATATAGAAGTCAAATCAGAGAGACACATTTGGGAGAAGTCTAAGAACCATTTTGTGGAATATCTGTACAGGCCTGTCAATCAATTAAAGTACGAACCTAGTGGGATATCCGCCACTAAAGCTGAATGGTGGGCATTGTTTTTAATAGACGACAATGACAAACCCATCATGTGTTACACCATACCAGTATCTGCACTAAGAGAAATAGGTAGGAAATATGTTAACACCGATAGAGATGTTGATGGTGGTGATGGTAACAGAAGTAAAGGAGTACTGGTACCTATAGAAGAGATAGCTCTATATCCTTTTAATCGTTAGCTTATATCCGGTTGTTTAAACAATGACCGGAAAGCTAGGCCCTCTGTCGTTTACTAATAGAGTAAGCACTCCAGGGTGTGACCACAATCCACTTCTCTGTGTGAAATCAATAGACTTATCAAGGGATGGACATTGAAACCAGTGTCTATCTCCTTGGTTCTTAGCACGAAAGTGATGGTAGTGAGCTGTTATAAGTATCTCTGCTTCACCTGTTGGTAGGAAACCAAACATCTGACCCTTCCACCAGGCCTCTATCTTAGCCTCTGCATTACCTCCACCATTAGTCATATGACCATGTGTGAATGCAGTCTTCTTACCCTTGACCTCTATATTTAAATGATAACCTTCGGGTATGATGACCTTTACTTTTTTGTATCGTTCTTTGTTGGCCGAAAATATTTCTTCCATTATCTGTAGGTGCATAGTATCTGAGTTGTCTAATCTATTAGAAAGGACTTGCCCTTTACCACTCCTGGTCATTTCACCATGGTTCCCTGGCACTCCAGTTAATGTAATCTTATCTACATGTGGTAAGAAAGTCTCTACTGTTTTGTATATCATAGCTCTAGCTAGTGAGTATTGCTCTAAAAGATTAAGAGAAACATTGAAGGGTTGACTGTCGTAGAAAAATTTAGAACATCCTTCTGTTAAGTCACCCATTCCTACTAGAAATACTTCATCAATCTTCATCCCCATCTTACGATAGTTCTTTAATAGCTTGACTGCATCCTGCAATGCTACATCGTACCTGGCAATAGTTGCCTCAACTCCATAGTCATCCTTGCCCAACTGCCAGTCACTCATCATAAACAACATTGCTGTATCACCACCGAATAGATTTCGTTTAGTTAGTGCCGGCTTCTTTACTGCTTGTTTAAACAATGCGTCATAATGTTTGTCGTGTGTTGCTGATTTCCTGCGTATAGTTCCTTTGAATGCGTGAAAAGTTTCAACGATACCACCTTTAAGCTGTGCATTCCAGGAAGATACCTTTAAGATGCCATCTATTTCGTATATGTTTGGGTCAAATCCCCAGTTCTTTAGGATGTTATCGAAGTCATTCTCATAGTTAGGGTCTGTACCTACATGTACAACTTCACCCTTACCTGTATTAGGGTCTATGTCTATAGAAGGTTGCCATCCTGCTTTGTAAAAGTTATTACCATTCTCTGCAGGTATAGCTGTTTTCTTAGATGATTTTTTCTTAGGCATGTTTCCACCTTTCATATACTACATTTAGTATATAACAGATATTGAATTACCTATGTATTTACTTGGATGCTTTTGTAGGTTTTGGTCCTATTTGTTTTTTAGCAAACTCTTTCACTACTACAAGTGCAGCAGCTCCACCGGATAGGGCAGCGAGTTGTACTGCATTAGCGTCAACACCAACTAAAGGTGCAACTGTTAGTGCAGATATGAATGCTTCAACAAAAGTCCAAACAGTTTTACTAAGAACATCTTTATATTCTTGGCTCATTTTGTAACTCCATGCTTCATTCCAAGGGGTCCACGCTACATCCTTCTTGAATGTCCCATCAGATTTTCTTTTTCTTTTAAATTTTTCAAACATTAGCTTATTACTCTACCTTTAATCTTAGCATTTAATGCTATGACACCACCATTTATCTCTTGTAGTTTTTCCATAACATCCTTAGCTACAATAACATCTGTTAAACTAGCCTCATTTAAATCCTTCTTTAAGAGTTGTTGTATATTTAGATACTCAATGCTTACCTTCTTACCTTGTAGTAATTCGTTAGCAACTTTTCTATACATAGCTTTGTAGGCCTTTACACTTTGGCCAACGAACCCATCTTTACCTAGGTCTAAGTCTTGCTGAGTTTCCCCGACAATGAGACACCCACTGGTATGCTCATCAGTGTTGCCGGAGTGGATTAATATGTAAGTAAACCCTGGAACATCTTGTAGATGCAACATTCCATAGTGTGAGTTGCCATATTTAGCAGAGTATCTTGTGTGAAAACCACCTGTTTTTCTAAACTGTATATCGTATTCGCCTTCGGGTATGCAAGTCTCGTGCATTACTTTGACTGCTTGATACTGGTCTTCAAGTGTATAGCACTCAAACTTACCATCTATAAAGAGCAAGCCATTCGTTGCATCTTTACCAAACTGTGTTCTTACTACTTGTAATTTCATTACGCCTCCTCATGTGAATAACTACCACCTTTGCAGTTACATATAGTTACCCAAGTTCCATTTTTATTCTGCTTGGGAGTACAGAACCCTTCTTTATTTGCCGCCACAACAGCCGCCACCACAACAATCCATGTTAATCTCCTTGTCTAAAACTAATAGTTAATAACCATATGGCTAGTGTAATTAGTGTAGCAAGTCCTGTCACTTGTTGTGCAGAACCAGTGAGTGTTAATGTAGCAATAACTAAACCAACTAAAGTCCAACTAAGGTTAAGTGTTTCCTTAATTATTTTAATTATCCAGTTGCCTACTTGTTTAAACATTGCCTCTCCTAAATACAAAAGCTGCCATAGATACTATTCTAGTCAGAATAACTGGCACTACAACTTCTTGTGCTTTTTCTCGTTGGTCTTGTGTCATGTCGTCACCTATCTCCGAAAGATTTATTTCTTGTATGTTTATATCTACAAAAGTTTGTATAGGATTTTCTATAAAGTTCTCGAACTGTACCTCTGTAACAACATCAGCAAGGGTGTAGTTCTCTACATCTGTGTTCTCTACTGCTCTAGCTACATACTCTTCAACAGCTTCAGCTATTACTTTGTCATCTTTAACTGCTTCAGCAATGATAGCTACATCCTCTGCTTCTACCTGGAATATTTCAGCGACAACTTCTACCTGTTCTTCAGTAAGCTCTTCAACATCTGCAATAGCTTCCTCAACAACAGCTTGTACTATCTTTTGTACTTCTTCTGTAGCTTGGTCTAGGTTCTGTACACCAATATCATTTACTTGTTCTAGTACTTCAACAACTTCTTCAACAGTAGCTTCTTCTACTACAAGCTCTTCTACAAGCTCTTCTACTTCAATAAGCTCTAAGGGTTCTTCCTCTTCCACTCCCGGTAATGCAGTGGTTGGCGTATCTTCACTAACAACTTCCTGTATCGGCTCATCCAAAACTTCCTTGACATCCTCTTTAACTTCTTCATCTATAACCTCCTCTAGTTCTTCATCTTGTATTGGTATTTCCACCACGATTTCGGGAGCAATGTCTTCCAAATCAAATTCAATAATCTCGAACTTAATAGGTTGTTCTTCAAACTCCACCACTTCATCTTCAAGTATCTCCTCTTGTGGTGTGTCGAGTACATCAACATCATCCTTAGGAATGATGACTTCCACATCTTTTTTAATCTCTTCATTGATTACCTCTTCTTTTATAATATCATCTTCAAAAACTTCTACCTCTTCTATTATGATTACACAATCACCACGCTCTATCTGTGCATTAGTCATAAAGCAACCAAACTCAGTTTCATTATCTACACGCTCCTGGTCACGCTCTATGGTTCCATCATTGACATCTGCTTGTGTATAAGTCTTATCAACACCTTCTACTTTTACATCAACAATAATTTCTTGTGGTGTAGGTGGTGGTGGTGGAGGTGGTATGTAAGGTTCAGGTTCCGGTTCAGGCTTAGGAGGTACAGTTGTAGTTGTAGTAGTAGTTGTAGTACTAGATGTTGTGGTACTAGATGTAGTAGTGGTAGAACCATAGTCACAATCAATACTTACAATAGAAGTCCACTCTGAATAACTAGCATCTGTGTCATTGTCTGCTCTTACTTTTGCATAAAATGTATCTGCTGTTGTACTGAATATTGTTTCTCTATAACTAGCAGTAAACACATAACTCTTATAAGATAATGCTTCTTCCCAACCAGTACTGTTAGCTACTGCATAATTAGTTTCTACAAAGTTGTCGTTACTAAATGCTATCGCGTATCGTTCAGGTGGGCTGCTTTCAAATCCATCACTCTCTTGCCATGTAACAGTTATGTCACCTTTAGTTGTATCACCATCAGCATCACAAGCTATAGAAATATCGTAAGGTGTTTGTGTAGGTACATGGTCTGCAAGTACTACTCCTGGAATAAGTAACGATAGTATAAGGGTTACTGCTGCTTGTTTAAACAGCATTACATTACAAGTGCTGCTACAACTCCACCTATTGCTACAATGAGCATTAATACTTTGTAAAACTCTGCCTTATCTAACTTGGCATCTAACTTATCTTCTATTTTGTCTAGTCGTTCAATAACCATATTAAGAAGTTCCTTTTGGGTATAGCCATTGCCATTTGTCATTTATGGTAAATCCTCATGCGTCATCCAGTCCCACTCTTTATCTACTGAACGATTATCTAAGTCCCAACGACTTAGTCTTTTAAGATATAAACTAATTTCTTTTAAAAAATATCCTAATAAAAATCCAATTATAAAATCCATAAGGAGGATTATAACAGATTATTTACGCAGGTTTTGGATTGTCTGATTTAACTGTAGCTATGTGGTCTTTCCAAACAGTAGTACCATTTACTGCATCCCAGTATTGCATATCTAAC